GAACACCGACGTCTGCGCCGGCGTTTGGAAGGATCTGCTTGGTGTATGACAAGCAGCCAAACGGGGCGTTGCCCGCATGGGGCGATGTGTTTCAAAATTACGACGCCAATGACGTAACGAACGTCGCATATAATGCGCATACGAATTTGAACAATCGTGATCGATTCGTTATTTTGTGGGACAAAATGGTAAACACAGGTGGAACCGGCACCGTAGGTACCCCGAGCGCATACGAAGTGCGCCTTAAAGTCTTTAAGAAGTTAAAGGGTGTTAAAACCATGTATAAAGCCGAAGCAGGAGCAATCGGTGATTTCGCCACTGGGTCTTTGCTTATCATGACTAAAGGAAGTGCAACATCCCCAGCTGGGCTTAAAGTCGATCTCAGTATGAGATTGCGATACTTAGATTTATAATTATTTTTTATCCCTCTTCCTCTTCATCTTCCATCCACAGGTCGACGGTTTCTTGGGAACCTCCTGAAGGATGATTAGACGATGGATAAGAAGTGCTCTCTTCCGAAGAGAGCACTTGAGTCTCCTCAGATCCTTCAGAAAACAAAGAAGGCGCAGGAGTCAACGGCGGTTGGCTCTCAATGATTGGACCTTCGTCGACCTGTAATTCCGGTGGGTAGAGTACAATCGGAACGAATTCATGCGTGAATTCGATAATATCAAATCGTCGTTCAATAGGTGCTAAATCCTCTTCTCGATTCCAAATCGACGAAGGATGATAATTAGACGTGATAATAATCAGCTGGGGCCTGATGTTATTAAGATTGCCGCCTTTAATTTCTCCTGGGAAAGGAAAGCGGTCAGCCCAGATTTTGAGGTAATAAGACATCCCAACGTGGAATACATCAAAATCTTCGATAATACAAACCTTCTCTTTCATATAACCGTCCCACCATCTCGTTGGTTGTTTGATGTAAGCATCAGGGAAATCGCCACGCGCTTTTCTGCTTTTGCCAGTACCAGTTTTGCCCCAAAACCATAAGTGACGGTTATTTACTTCAACAGAACGTTGATTAAACAAACTCTTCATATGAATACTTTGCAAATTACGGTGTTGAGTGATTTGAATCATAGGATCGATATCCTCAAAACGTCCACGTTTAGCAGCTTCAAGGGCTTGGGCCCATTTAATCTTAGATTTTTGGCCTTTTTCAGTTTGCGATAACGGCGCAACGCCAGCCTCAAAGATATCAGCATTAAGACCGTAATGCTCACCGCGCGTCCCTAATTGGCGCCATTCATCATGAGGCTGCTCCCCTTTTTTGCAATAGTCAATTGCAGCTTCATTGTCCATACAAACTTCAATATGTACACGGGGACCTATGAAGCGTTTCATAGCACTAAGAGTTTTAGCGGAGTTTAGTTGAATATAGCCTTGTAGGTGAGGCGTTCCATTTTCACCAACTTCGCGGCCATATACGACATACTTCGCATGAAGCCCTTGAATATGTAATTCCTCATCTTCAGTATAGTTGTTGAGGGTGAAGACCCAACTTCGATGCTGTGACATTTCTAAAATTTGTGATTATGAAAAAAAAATAAATAGCGAAAAAATATAACTAAGTAGTGTATTTTTTTGTTTTTTGCATGACTATATGCGTATTTTTTTGTTTTTACGGAGTTTCGAAAAAAAAATCACAAATCATCTTCTTCCATATCAGAGATAATTGCATCTTCAACGTCATGCGCTAGCTTCTGACGTTTAGACCGATTGCGTTCTAGCTGCTGCATATCCCATTCATTAAAAGCAGGTCTATCATGCCAGATGCGTTTGTATTGCGGTCCTTTGCGATAGTATCGCTTACGAATCCAACTATTAGTTGGTTTATTCCAAACGAATTTGCCTCCATATTTCTTCTCCATATAATTTTTCTCTGCGTGAGCAGTAACTTGGGCGAGTCGTTCGTCCCAAAGTTTATCCGCGATCTTAAAAGCTTCGCGATGAATAATCTCCTCTTGAACTTCGGGACGTAGTTCACTAAAATGAATATAAACCTTACCATTTATGGTATGACCTCGGAACTTGTCGAGTCGTTCACGAACAGGATATTTAGTTCCGATTTTGACGAGTATGAACTCGTCATGAGATAAATAATCGTCAGCAGTGATGCTGTTAGCAATCCTGCGACGTGAGTCGCGCGCTCCTTGTAAGATATTCTGAGCATCAGACATATTTGTGACATTAGGGGTAGGTCCAGTATTACCCTACCCCTAATGTCGAGTGTCGAGTGTCGAGACACAAAAAAAAATAATTAACGATACAAAATGGCATTTTTGTATCCAATAGCTGTTGATGCGGTGGAATCAGCATTGACAGCGGCAACATCGCAGAATGCACAATCGTTAGCTGTCTCCGCAGGAGTAGCGTACGCTGCGCATAAAGTTGAACAAAAGGTGAACCAGCTCGTTAACGACACCGCCGATGCAGTCGCGCAAGGTGTGAAAAGAGCGTTCAAGCGGACAGCCAACAGCGTCCAACAAGAGATTTCAGAAAAAATGAAACCTCACACAATGTCTGTGGCAAGACACGCTTTAGTGGAAAGATTAAAAGCAGACGCACCAATGAGTAAAAGAGCAAGAGTGTCTAGTTCTGTAGCTATTTCAAGTATTGAGGCCAAAGCTGTAGACAAGATTGGCACGTATCAGTTCGATACCACAGGCACGACAGATGTGATTAACATCGTCAAAGCGGGTTCAGGAATGAACCAGCGAACGGGACGTAAAGTAGTTTTTAAGTCTATTAACCTCCGAGGATGGGTGCTACCAGATGGAACACCGACGTCTGCGCCGGCGTTTGGAAGGATCTGCTTGGTGTATGACAAGCAGCCAAACGGGGCGTTGCCCGCATGGGGCGATGTGTTTCAAAATTACGACGCCAATGACGTAACGAA